CGCGTTCGGGATTCTCAGTATCAGGCGTTCAGTACCCACCGCGCCACCTTTCGGTCCACGGTAAACCTCGTACCAAGCGGTAGTTGCACTCGACGGGGTAACGCCGAATGTAATCTTGTCGCCAGCCGCTACAGCGATAGCACCCGCATCAACCGCGACCGGTGCGCTACGTCCGTAACGATTCACGGCAACGATAACCATGCGGTAGCTACCAACGTCGTCTGCTACGAACTTGGAAAGCGCGTCAGCCGGGGTAGTTGCTGAGGTGCTAATGGTCGGGGTTCCGGGGCGCTTTGAAGCGTCACCGACCGCCGCCGCGTTAGGGGCACCACCGTCTGTTATAAAAACATTCGGTTCAAAGGCAACGTCACCAGCGGGGCTGGTAAAGCCTTTAATATCCAAGCCGACCAGTCCACCGTTGTTCGTAAACGTGTCATGGCGCTCTTTCGGGAAGAAAGTCTTAACCAGGTCCGCTTTGGTTTTCGGGTTCAGGTGACAATGCGTGATCTGCCCGTAGTTAGGAGCGTCTTGAGCGGTCAAACAGGCGTCCGTCAAAATGTCCTCTGACAAGGGCAACCCTCTGAGGTCAATGACGTTACCAGCGGGCGCTCTGTCGATAAGCATTTTCTCAAAGCCGTCGAATTGCAGATCGGACAACGCGCTATTGCCGTAGAACAATGCCCTTTCGAGCATCCTAAGCATGTGCATCGTGCCGTTAACGGTTTCCAAAGCTATTACGTTGCCGTGAGCCGGTTTAACCAAGGACATAACGTGCGTGACCTTGCGTGTCGTCCCGATATATTTCACAACGGCAAATTTTCTCTGGTAGGTCGAATCATCCGACTCAGGCAGATCGCCCTCAGAAATAAATCCCGCGTCAGGATTTACACCGTAGCTGGAAAATTCGTTATATTCTTCAACGGTATTGAAAGCTGGAATCTTTGGAATACCTTTCCAAAAGCGAATATGTGACATTTTGTACGTTGTGTTTTTCAACGTATTTTCCAGTGATTCGACTCTCAGTGCAAAACCGTCACCCGCGACTGCCGACCCTGGGGGGTTCTGATCGTGCCCAGCGGTCAACGCCTTGTTGAGTTCGGCAACGTCTTCTTGCGATCCCGCTCCGAATCCCTCAACCCCTTCGTAATCTTTCCAACTGACCATGTTACTTGACATTTTAAATCTCCTATACAGTGTTAAAACACCTTGGTTCAATCCTTACTGGATTGTACGTTTCTTCTGTTGTACCATCGCCAGCACTGACGGATGGATCTGGTTAAATTGTTCGTATTTCGATGACGCCATTATCAGGTCAATGCCGTCTACCGTGCCGCTATAACCCTTATTACAAGACTCTTCGATCATTTCGCTCATGGTGTTCAGAATCTCGGATTTACTCAAAGACTCTTTACCCACCGTGGAATTGGCAAAGCTTTTCTCAAGCGGTCTGGTTTGCGATTTGGGGCCTCTAACCGGCTGGCTTTCAATGACACCCAGGCGCTCACTCATGGCCTTAGTCAGATTGCCGATAACGCTAACAGCTTTCGCCAGTACCAGATTGAACTCATGTTGTCGCACGTCGGATTTTTCAATGCTGTTGTCCACCTTTTGTAGGTGGTCTGCGAGCAGCATGCTAACCTTTACCGCTTCGTCGTGTGTTTCGCGCAGGAAATCAGAAACATCCAAAGCCTTTTGCATATCCTCGCTGGGTTCCATCGATTTAGCAACGTCGTCAGCCAACGTACTTTTGGCGTCGGTATTGCCGCCCAGAATATCGAAAAGCTCTTTTTGCTCGGATTTGCTAAGCGTAGTTTCCTGAGCTTTGTTCAAAAGCGCTTCTTTACGGGTAGGAACGTCCCCGGCTTCGACAAAGCTAGTCAAGAGGCTGAGGGACTTTTCCAAATCGTCTTGTGTCAGGTCCACGCTCTTTTTGCTCTTTTCCTCAGCCTCCTCCTCTTCTTCGTCCTCTTCCTCTTTGGGGTTCATTTTTTCGTCAACGTCTTTGTCCGTAACTTCCCGTTGTACGTCGTCGTCTTTTTCCTCGTCCCCGCCCTCGTTATCTCGATCTACGTTCTCAAATGCCTTTTTCGTCATAGCGCTCACTCCTTAAATTTTCCCGTCACGTTTCAGCGACCGGGTTAATTCTACTACGCGATCAATTTGCGTAGACGTTGCCAATGGTAGCCGTTTATGAAACCAGTTTCTTATCTCGCTATTTGTTAGCGATTTTTTAGCGTTTCGTTTTCTTTTACGCTTTTTCAGATCCTCGTCGATAAGCTGGGAGTATTTAGGGCCGTGCTCTAAGCTTTCTGGAGTCAGTATTGCCCCGGCCCCTTCACCTGTACACGGACCTACGGGAGTAACGCCCGGTGTAGCCGGTCCCATACTCATAGTTTTCTCTAGTTCGTCTTTATCGGTATTTTCAACAACTTCAAGCGACTTGGCTAGTATTTCCATAGTTGCCCCGGTGTTAACCGGGCAATTGGTTATTGCTACGTTGCGTACCAGGGCCTTAGCTATCGTTTTATTCGAGGGGCCTATACGTTTCTGTATTTTGCCCTCTACAGAAAATCCTAAGCGTCGATTAGTTTTCTGGAGCGCTTGTCCCAGCTCCCAAACTTTATCAGCCTTTTCTGTATTGAGTAGGTAGCCCTCTACCCAGTGTCCGTCTGCTACGGCATTTTTACCGTTAGGTAGTTGAGCACCCTTTTTAACGTATTTAGTGGTTTCTGGATAACCTAAAATGTCAGTTGTATTTTTACTATGGTTATCGTTGAACCAGCCGTTAGACAAGAAATCGGAAAAATCCAAGCCCCGCTGTAAAATGGTTTCATCTTGCCGGTCTTTGGTTTCTACTGAGGCTAAACCGCCGATCCTACGCTGTTTACCGGGATCTTCGTCGGCTTTCTCGAAGAAATCAACGGCTATCTCAAAATCAAATGGCAGTTTGCTTCTCATAGTCCCTAAAAACAAAAAGGGCAGTCGCTTTTGCGCCTGCCCCTACCGAGTCCTTATTGACTCTTTCTGGACCTATCGCGTTTCTGGAATAAACTTAACTGTTAGGAAAATAACTGTCAAGACTAATTTCTGGACACGTACAGAAAGAGATTTATTGGGGGATTTTAATTACTTCGTAGACGTGAAAAATAAAAAATCCGTCTTTTACGTTAACGGTTCCCAAGTGCTTCACAGTTACATCGGGGTATTCTGGAATGTGCCCGCCTGTCGGAAATACGGCAAATTGCCTTACTTCTACCGGCGCGTCTGGATCTATCTCAGCCCAAAGGCAGAGGTGTTCGCGCTGGTTATCGACATGAACTATTTTTGCGCCCTGTGGCATTTCCACTCTAAGCTCATCGGGCTTTATTTCATATTTATAGATTTTTTTCATTGTTGTCCCTTTACGCGCATAAAGCGCTTTTCCCTTACCGCTTGCTGTATCTCTTTTAACGTGGGGCTGTTCTTTATCAGTTCAAACTGTAATTGAGTCCACTTTTCAAACTCGTCTGGAGTCATCCATTCTATTTCACTGGGTCTAAGCGCTTTAATACAAGGATCTTGCGCAGCTTCACGCCTAAGCCTAGCCTGCTCGGTCAAAGCGCTAAGCTCTGCATTGATTTTATCGTAATTAGTCATAGCAACCCCCCTTTACACTAAAATATGACCTGTATTGCCTGTAACATGAACAACCCAAGCATTGTCGCTGCGCTGGGCCTCCCAAGCGGCCCAGGGGGACTCATCATCTTTCAGTTTACGAATAACCTTACAAACATCGGCCTGGGGGCACTCTTTGTCTACCAGATACTTACCCCAGAGGGGTTTATCTGACTCAATTACTACTTTGTTTTTTATTGTAGTTAACATGGTTGCTCCTATTTGCCCGCGTCTTCGATTTCATGCGCGACTCGCGCAATAGCTTTAAGTGATTCCAAACTACGTTCAGCAAAGGTTACAGAAAGGCTTAGAGCTTCAATAGAGCTGGCTCCATGAACCCTCCACCGTAAGCGCAACTCTTTACGTAACCATTCATTGCTGGGGCCTGGAAACTCTTTGCCTATTAATTTATCAACTGCATCCATTTTTAGGCTCCTATACTTTTAAGGTACTTATCCCACGTAGGCCAGTTATGAAAATTAAATGCCGCTGAAAAGAACTCCCACCATTCACCTATTACCCCGTAAAGGTCGTCGTCGTCGGCTACCTGGTGCTCATCTATGTAAGCATCGCGGGAAGCTTCTATTTGGTTATCAGCCCACTCGATGTAAGCCTGAATTTCGGGCAAATCTGTTAACCGATTTTGGATTTCCTGTTTTAACCGGTCGGGTGTGTAAACATCGTGATTCCAAAACAGTAACAATATTTTTTCACATTCTGGCGTATGCTTATCCACATCATCAATGTAGATTTCCACGTCCGCGTCTAAAGTAACGCCCTCGAATTTGCTACTGTAGATATAGTTGATTTTCATTAGCCCCTCCTCTGCCGTAAGGATTTCCCCGGTGTCGGTAAACCGAACAGAAAGCCCGGACCATTGCCCTCTGCATCGGCTGACACTTCCAGTTTGAACAGCCGCCCGTCTGTAGTACGAACAGTAAAAGTCGGGA